TTGACTTCATCGTGGGGAAGAACGTGGAGAAAATCTCGCGCTCCGACAGCAAGTCAACCTACGCCACGCGCCTGTACGTGTTCGGCGGCGAGAGTAACATGCCGTCGCGCTACAGGAAGAGCCCATATTCACGGTGTCGGGCGGCGGGCAGGACATACAGGACAGCTACCGCAAGCTCCGCGCGGCCTACTTCTCAAAGGACGACAGGACATACAACGCCGACGAGGTCTCGACCGTGGACGTGGAGAGCGGGACGTTCACCGCCGACAGCGTGTACCCCATAGTCAGCGAGACGACCCTGTCCGAGGGCAGCGTGGCCCTGAAGGCCGACGGCCTCTCCGTCGGCGTGTCCGTGAAGGACTCCAGCGCCGTGATGCAGCTTCTCACGGCGGGGGCGTACACCCTTGAGTGCTCTCTGTCCCTGCGCTACAAGACAGACGGCGGGGACGAGACCACGGCTGTCATAGCCACCGACACGATTAAGATGACATCGGCCGTGCAGACCCTGCTGGAGAAGGACACGTTCACCCTCACTGGGGAGAAGACGCTGAGCCTGACCGGGCAGCTCACGTTCTCGCGCTACGAGATTTCCGTGTCGGTGTCCGCCGAGAGCGCGAGCCACGCCTCCATGCCAGCGAGCAAGATAGCCCTGTCCGTGAAGGGCGGCGCGATAACGCAGACCGTGTCAGACCCGTACCCAGAGGCCAAGGCGCTCGTCAAGTTCCTCACGGGGCCATTGGCGGGAACGTCTGTGACATGCACGCTCAACGCCGCGCACACCGAGGAGGGCGAGAGCGTCCTGAGCCTGCCGTCTGGGACAGCCGCCAGCGAGGGCGACACATACGAGATAACCAACATACTGACTGGCAAAGTCCCGTCAAGCTACTTCACCGCCACGGCCGACGGCGAGGACACTGACAGCCTCGTTGTCAACGGCGTGGTGCAGAACCGCCTCATGCTCCCCGAAGAGTGGAACGGCGGCAAGAACTATATCGACGCGGAGGACGGGCTGTCAGACGCGGAGATAGTGGAGCAGGTGGTGGTCAACGATGACATATACCCGCGCTTCACCACCACCCTTGACGACGGAACGATAGTTGACGGCTACGCCACCACCGGGATGAAGACGCGGCAGGCCGTGGTCACCAACAACGAGACGGAGCTGAAGGAGACCGTGACGTACTGGGCGTTCCAGGACACTAAGATAACGTTCTCGAAAGAGTACATCCTTGACGGCGAGAAGCTCCAGGTGCAGTTCACCTCCGGCAAGCTCAACGGCCTCACGTTCCAGGCTGACTTCATAGCCGACGGCAGCCTGACGGACGGCGAGGGCAACGAGTACGGCTACGGCGAGGGGCAGTGGTTCGAGATAGTCCGCTCCGACGACTACGGGCGCTACCTGCCCGACGACACCTTGCGCCCCGAGGCCGGCGACAGGTATATCCTGCTCGGCTGGGACAGCTCCTGCATATCCTCCCTCGGACTCGTGGAGAACGCGGAGAAGGAGCTGCTCGCGTGGGCGAAGGAGCACATCAAGGAGACGATGACAGACCCGTCAACCTACACGTGCGACATGATGAGCGACGACGCCTACGGCAAGAACCCGCAGACGGGCGGGGCTGACGAGAACTACGCCTACCAGAGCGCCATACTCTTGGGCGACAGGGTGAAGCTCCACTCCGACGCTTACTTCGCCGAGGGGTACAGGATTTCGCGCGTGATAGGCTTCGAGCGCTGCCTTGACATCACGTGGGACACGCCGCAGTACATCATAGGCGAGAAAGCCTCCTACTCCACGATACAGAGCCTGTCAGACCAGGTTGACGAGCTGACGCTGAAGGGTCAGGCGCTCACGGCGAGCGGCTCGGTCGGCGGAAGCGGCCTTTATGTCATACGCACCAACGACAGCACCGCGCCGACCGACAAGAACGTCTATTCCGCGCTGAAGTCCCTCCAGACGTTCCTGCGCAAGGACGCTGACGACAAGGCGTCGGGCGTGATAACGTTCCTCAAGGGCATACTGTTCGGCAGCGGCAAGTACGGCATAACGGGGGACGGCGCGGCGACGCTGAAGAGCCTGCTGTCGGGCGAGATAAAGACCGACTACCTGACGGTGACCAAAGCCGCCCACTTCTTCAAGCTCGTCGTCGACGAGATGAAGTCAGCCAGCGGCACTGTCATCAACACCGCCGCGAACTGCGTTCTCGACAAGGTAACGCCGTATGGCGCTGACGGCGCTATAATAGCTGATGATGACACCGCCACAGCCATTGACCACTGGCGCTGCTGGTGGAAAGCCGAGGACGGCGACGGCAGGGCGATAAGCAACCAGTGGGAGGCTGACGACCAGGCCATCTGCTACACGTGCAACCTCGCCGAGGGCACGACATACGACGCCGCCAACCGCTACTGGTGGCGGTTAGTGACAGGCGCGGGGTCGGAGACCGCAGACATTGACGGCACGGCGTACAGCTGCCACTACATAGACGTAAGCAACACGACATACGACGCGGGGGAACTCACGGGGCTTGAGAGCTGCGCCCCCGAGGCAGGCGACAACGTGGCGCAGTTAGGCAACCGCTCGGACACCACGCGGCAGGGGGCTATCATCTACGCCTCCTACGCCACGCCCGACAAGGAGCTGCAAAGCCCGTCATTCGCGCAGTACCAGGGCATCACGTCCTTCGACCTGTCGTCGGCGCGGTACACTTGGTTCGCCATGAACGGCAACAAGATACGCGGCGACTTCGAGGTCACCACGGAGGGCCTGGCGAGCTACGTCCACTACGCCTACTCCAGCACCCTGACCCCGAGCGACAAGACAGCGCCCGACGGCGAGGAGTGGAGCAGGACGGCGGGCGGCAAGGCGTGGAAGTACTGGGGCGTGGTGTCCGACCACACCGAGAGCGACGAGGGGCTGGGCTTCTCCGACTACTCGTGGGCGGAGGTCAAGGGCTCGTCGCCCGCCGCAGTGGAGCTGACAAGGGAGAACATGCAGCTTGTCGTCGATGACGAGGGCAACGCCGTCGGAGGGCTGTGGTCAGAGGACAGCTCCGGCGCGAGGCAGTACACGCTGTACACGGCGGCCTTCGCGCGGAGGGGCGGCGCGGCGCTCGCCGAGACAACGGAAGACACATGCTCCGAGGGCGAGTACAGGGTGAAGGCGGTCAACGCCTACAACTGCTCCTACACGCACGCCAACGGGGCGTTCTACATAACAGGCATAACCAACATACGCGACGGCGTGGCGGGGACGGATGACGACACCGGCTTCGACTACGACGCGATGCGCAACATGACGGAGGCGTGGCTGCACATCACCTTCGACATAGAGGGCGAGGAGGAGATACAGAAGGTGTTCCGCGTGGTGATAAGCCACACCGAGACCCCCTACATCACCGCCGACCTCTCCAACGAGACCGCCTCGGTGTCCTGCTACACGGGAACGGGGGCTGTCGTCGGGGAGCTGAAGACAACGCTGTCGATGAGCAGGGGCAACGAGAGCCTCACGCCCACGGTGGCACTCCCCGAGCTTGACGGCTTCTCGTTCGCGGTGAGCGGCGGCGAGATAACGGCGACCCTCACTGACAAGTCAAAGTCGGGGTCTTTCGCGGCTGACATCCACTCGTCATGCGTCTATGCCGGCGTGAGCTACGAGCGCGTCAGCGTGTGGACGCTGAACGTCCTGCGCGACACGAGCGTCTATGAGCTGTCGCCCTCCGCCACGGCCATAAAGGCGGGGGCTGACGGAAGCCGCTCGCCCTCAACGCTGAGCTGCGGGCTGACATGCGCCGGGGCAGACGGCGTTACGGAGATGAGCGCCCTGCCTGACGGCTTCACGCTGGCCGTCTCCATTGACGGAGGGGAGCGCGAGAGCTTAGCCCTCGGCGCGGAGACTGACGTGAGCGCCGCCGCGACGGGCGTGGAGCTTGTCCTGCTCGCCGGCGGCTCGGTCATAGACCGCGAGACGATACCTGTCCTCTCTGACGGGGAGAAGGGCGCTGACGGCGCTAAGGGAGAGGACGGAAAGGACGGCAACGGCTCTGACACCATCTATTACCTCTCGGCGGACGGGACAGCGCCCTCAACGCCGTCAGGCGACAGCCCGTCAGGCTGGCTCGCGTACTGCCCCGAATACGGCGGCGTGAGCGTGAGCAGGTCGGGCGACTTCCAGGCCACAAGCGAGAGCGGCTACCAGTACGAGTCCACGAACACGGAAAACTCCACCACGGACACCGACACGCTGACCGTGCGCGCCTCCAAGGCCGGGCAGACGGTGACGGTGAGCGGCAAGGCGAGTTCCGAGGCGAACTACGACAAGCTCATAATATCAGCCCTCGACAGCACGTCGGCGGCGGTCACGCTGTCGGGCGACGGCAACACTGGCTCAAAGACGTTCACTCTCGGCGACACGTCGGAACACACCATAACCATAACGTACTCAAAGGACAGCTCGCAGTCGAAGTACGACGACAAGGGCTACTACGGGTGGAGCGTGTCAGGCTCGGCGGGCGTGGTCTATGTCTCGACAAGGAAGATAACCGCAGGCGTGGCCGGCGCGTGGTCGCAGCCGGTGCGCTACAGCCCCACGGACGGCAAGGACGGCAAGGACGGGGCTGCGGGAGAGGACGGCTGGACTGTCGAGCTGTCGCCCGCGAGCATCGCCGTGGAGACCTCGGAGTCCTCTTCGGGGTCAAGCTACACCACGTCAGCCACGGTAGGCTCGTCGTCAACGTACACCTACATCTCGGCGCTGCACGGCTCGAAGACGGCCACGGTGAGCGTGTCAAGCCTCACTGACGCCGTGAACTGCTCCGCCGACTGGTCGGGGACTAAGATATGGCTCACGTCGATAGACCGCGCCGCCGTGCCGTCGGGCAGCAGCCTGTCCTCAGATGACATGCCCTTCTGCTCGGCAGGCTCTGTCACGGTGAACTACACGGCCTCGGAGGGCGGCAAGAGCAAGACAGGCTCTATAACGCTGCTCTTCACGTGCGACAACTCGTCGAAGTTCGCGCGGCTCACCGTAACGCAGGACTCGATAAGCAGCACCGTGGGCGACCTTCAGGAGGTGGTCGGAGAGGACGGCAGCAGCGGCCTGCGCGGCTCGGTGTCGAAGATAGAGCAGACTGCCGACAGCATAGAGCAGCGCGTTGACAAGGTGGTCGACGACAGCGGCGCCATCAAGTCGGCGAGCATAATGACGGCGGTCAACGCCGACGAGAGCGAGGTGAAAATCTCCGCCGACAAGATAAGCCTGACGGGCAAGGTGTCAGCCACTTCGCTCCACACCTCGGCATCCGACGGCTCAGCCTCCATTGACATCTTCGACGGGCTGATAGAGATTTCGGGCAAGACGGCGGTCAACATACGCTTCGGCGTTGACAGCGACGGCTACGCCGTACTCTCGTACTACGACAACGACGGCAAGCTGCTCTACAACCTCGGTCCAAACGGCTTGGACAAGAACATGATTATAGCGCAGTCATGGACGGAGTACACGCTGATAGACCTCAGCTCCACTGGCATAACAGTGCCGTCGGAGGGCGACTACTGCACCTACGCCCAGGCCAAAGTGCTGTTCAACGAGGGCTACGGGCAGGAGGCGGGGAACAAGAAGTACACCGCCACGCTCTACCGCTACACGGCGGCGAGGGTCAACAAGGCTTACACCGCCGACTCATCGATGGGCTTCACGGCGGAGCAGGCCGAGGAGGCTGACGGCAGGTACTTCACGAAGAAAGCCTCCGGCTACTACGCCTCGGGCGAGTACGCCACTATCCAAACGGCGTTCATGCTCGGCCAGACATCCATAGAGCAGACTGACAGCGGCGACTACACGCGCTCGATATACGTGTTCACCAGCGGCGTGAGGACAAGCTACGAGGTGCTGTGCACGTCAGACATATACAACAGGGTGAACGGGACATCATACAGTTAAACAGCATCAAACCAAGACACGGCATGGCAGAAGTGAACTCAACGACAGGAAAGGTGGCCTTCGAGAGCGGGGACAACGTGGAGCTTGACGCTCTGCGCTCCACGGCTTCGGGGCTTGAGGCGGGCGACCTCGTGCTCATAGCGAAGGGCGCGGAGATAGGCGGCTCGTCGGCGATGAAGATTCCCGTGGAGAGCTTCGCCGCCTACGCGGGCAAGAAGATTGCCTCGGAGGCTAACGGCGAGGCGCTGTCCATAGCGGAGGAGATTCAGAAGGCGGAGGCGGAGCGCGCCAGCGCCGAGGCGGCGAGGGCCGCGGCTGAGAGCGACAGGCAGACAGCCGAGACCGCAAGGCAGTCGCAGGAGGCGGCGAGGCAGACCGCAGAAGCCTCACGCTCCACGGCTGAGACGGCGCGTGAGACGGCTGAGGACGCAAGGCAGGCGGCTGAGACGGCACGCTCTGCGGCCGAAAGCGAAAGGGCAAACGCTGAAAACGCGAGAGCCGCGGCTGAGGACGGCAGGGCTTCGGCGGAGTCATCACGGGCGCAAGCCGAGGCTTCGAGAGACAGCGCCGAGACCTCAAGAGCCGCCGCTGAAAGCGAAAGAGCCGCCGCTGAAAGCGACAGGGCGGACGCGGAGGCTGCGAGAGAGACAGCAGAGACTGCGAGGGCAGCGGCTGAACAGGCGCGGCAGACGGCCGAGAGGGAGCGCGAGCAGGCTTCGGCTGAAGCGGTTACCAACGCGGAGGCAGCCACGGACGGCGCGAACACCGCCGCCAAGAGCGCCAATGACGCTGCGGCTACAGCCAGCGCTGCGGCTGGCTCCGCTGACACCGCCACGGACAAGGCTAACGCGGCGGCGGCCTCGGCAGAGACGGCGGCGAGCCTCGCCCTGCACCAGCCCGCGGTGGTTGACGGCTGCTGGGCGACGTGGGACGCCGAGGCGCAGCGGTACGTCAGCACAGGAGTCAAGGCCGCGGGGCGGTCGCCCTACGTCAACTCTGAGACGCTGACGTGGATGGTCTATGACGACGACGCGGCGGCTTTCAAGGACAGCGGCGTTCTCGCATCGGGGGCGCTGGAGCTTGACTCCGCCGACATGTGCCTTTACGTGGAAACAGCGAACTAACACAGACAGATATGAAGAAGATAAGAATAGGAAACGACATTGTGCTGCGCATCACGGTAACACGGCTTGGGGAAGCGGAGGACTTCACGGGCAAGACGCTGAAGCTCTCGCTATGCTCGCCGTTCCAGACCGTGAGCTTGGATTTCGTCCGCATAGGCAACGTGATTACGGCCGCATGGCCCGGCACGGCGCAGACAAAGACCGGAGTGTACAGGATAACGCTCACCGAGGACTACGGCGAGGCGTCGCGCAACACCGTTGACGAGTGCGGCGCGTTCTCCCTCGTGGCCCACTCCTGCCAAGAGCAGGGGCTTACAGGCTCGCAGACATTGGACGTGAGCCTTGACGTGAGCCACAGCCCGTCAGGCGAGACGGTGGATATAGACCTTGACGTGAGCGCCCCCGCCAACGGCCTGTCGGCTTACGAGATTGCCGTGCGGCACGGCTTCGAGGGAACGGAGGCTGAGTGGCTCGCCTCGCTGAGGGGCGACGCGCAGGTGTCAATGGCGCTGTTCTTCGCCGGCTATGTGGAGGGTCCGTCATTAATGGCCGGCGCGGCTGGCAGCCCCGACTTCGTGGCGTTTGACGAGAAGCGGCTGACATTCGTGGCGGGGGTCAGGAACGCCAACGGCACGGCAAGCTATTACCCCTCTTTCGGCGCGTACGGGGCGTTCACGGCTGAGGACTACGGCACGGCGTCTGACTGCGGCATACGCCCCTCGGCGCAGAAGATGTTTATCGACACGGAGACCGACACGCTGTGCGTGTTCGACGGAGAGCGGCTGCGGCAGTGCTACGAGGCCATCACCGAGAGTGAGCTGTCCGAACTCACGGGGCAATCTTGAAAGGAATCAATCAACATAAGTTTAACATTTAAAAGAAAGGAAAAGAACAATGAAGTTTCTAAGCAAGGACGGCGTAACCCGTCTGTGGGGTCTCATGAAGACCTATGTCACAAGCGTGAAGACATCGCTTGAGACAAGCATCAACGGCGTTGCCGCCGACAAGCAGGACACGCTCGTGAGCGGCACTAACATCAAGACCGTCAACGGGCAGTCTCTCTTGGGCAGCGGCGACATCACAATCGACCTCACCCTGTACAAGCTCGTAGAGACGCTGCCAACCGAAGGCATTGACGAGAACAAGATTTACCTCGTCAAGAGCGGCGCGAGCGGCGCGGACAACGTCTATACCGAGTACATGTACGTCAGCTCGGCGTGGGAGAAGATCGGCGAGTACTCCGCGAGCGTTGACCTCAGCCCCTACATGAAGACGGCTGACGCTAACGCCGCCTTCATCAAGACCGTCAGCGTCAGCGGAACTACGGTGACCCTGACCTACGGCGACGGCTCAACGAAGACCGTAGCCACCAAGGACACCACCTACAGCGCCGCCACTGCCTCAGCCGCGGGCCTGATGTCAGCCGCCGACAAGGCGAAGCTCGACGGCATCACCGCCGCCGCCACGGCTGACGAGGCTCTCACTGACGCTGAGATTGACGCGGCTTGCGCGTGAGGAGGTGAGTGATGAGCTTCCTTGACCAGAGCGGGCTGAGCCGGGTGTGGGCTAAGATTAAAGCCCTCATCGGCGACGGCTCGGTAACGATAAGGCAGGACGGCGCAGCCGTAGGCTCGTTCTCGGCGAACCAGAGCGGCGACAGCGTGATTGACATCACCACGCCCACGTTCACCGTTGACACCACGGACATGTGCCTGTACAGAGAATAAACCACGGGCTATGGGCTGCGGCCCGTAACCCTTAACCCTTAACTTTGACAATATGGCAAAAGTAAAATTAGGCAAGGTGGGCTTCCTCTACCGTGGGGAGTACTCATCTTCCGCGACATACACGCGGCTTGACTTCGTAACGAGCGGCGGCTCGGCGTTCTTCTCCAAGCAGGACGGCAACACCGGGCAGGCCCTGCCCGCTGACGAGAGCGGCAACGACTGGTGGGGCGTTCTGGCGAGCGGCATGACCGCCGAAGCGGCAGCCGAAGCCGCCA